AAGAAAAGCTGGAATCTTCGATTGCGGAAGAACTCGGATCGTTTTGCAGGCAAACCGGGCTTGTCGTTTCGGATGTGCGAACGGAAGCGCATTTCGTTCACGATGCAAGCGCGAAGCGCATAGCATCACCGGTTTATACCGCAGCGGTTCGAGTTGAGCTATAGGCAGAATGACTGAGTTCACCGGCTGGCCGCAGTTTGGCCAGTCCGCGTGCAACGACTGGTTAGCCGAATACACAATGAGTGAACAACAAGCAGAGAGGTGGTTTAAATGGAACTCCGAGAAATAAAAGACGAAGAAAGACCCCTATGTCCACAGTGTAAAAAGCCTTTGATATGGATGCGATCTGACACCTATTACCATGAGGTTTATGGTTGGGATTATGATTGCGAGTGTGTTGATACTGCTAGATTAAAACCTGACCACATTTTCAGGTTCACGCCATGAAACCAGAAAAATATTTCAAACACATTCGGCGATTCTGGTTGGGGAACTGGAATTTAGAGGCTAACAACAACAATACAACTATAAGGACAGTCTATTATGGACTTGCTCATAGATGCTGACATCCTGCTTTACAAGTTTGGCTTTCGTAACCAGGATATTATTGAATGGCCTAATGGGGCTGTTACAGAAGAGAAGAATCTTGAAGGAGCTGTGAAGGAGCTGGAAGAGTTCACTAGTGAACTTCTATTGGCTACTCAGTGTGAGCGTCCTATTTATTGCATCTCTTCCAAGGTCAACTTTCGGCATGATATTCTCCCTAGTTACAAGCACAACCGGGACAAATCAAAGCGGCCTCTTCTGTTTGGTGAATTGAAGAAGTATCTTCGAGATCACTACAAGTGTAAGAGTTTCCATAGACTCGAAGCTGATGATGTCATGGGTATCCTCGCTACAAGATACCCTGGGAAGTATTGTATAGCTACCCTGGACAAAGATCTTCGACAGATCCCAGGCTGGCACTATAACTGGAACCATGATGATGAGCCTGTGAAGGTCACTCCCTTTGAAGGTGAATTGCTCTTCTACAAGCAGGTCCTGATGGGTGACAGTGTAGATGGTTTTGGTGGGTGTCCGAAGATAGGTAAAGTCAAGGCAGCAAAGATTGTAGAAGGGTGTATCCACTTGGATGAAGAATATCCTAAAGGGTATATCAATCCTTTGGAGGTGTGGAAAGTTATCAAGTATACCTACGCTAAAAAGGGCCTGGATGAAGAGTATATTCTACAACAAGCACGAATGGCCCGGATACTTCAGAGCACTGACTTTGAGTGGGGCACCAAGAAGCCTGTTCTTTGGTATCCACTTCCATTCGATAGTGTGTTGCCTTGTGAATAACAAATACAGTAAAGAGGTTTGAACATGCTTAAAGAAGAAGGCTACCCGGTATACTTCTCCTACCCTGGGGAATTTATAGGGTTCATGCAGTATCTGAAAAAGAAGTACCCATTTCAAGAGATATGGAACCTTGAAGGGATCGGGGATCAGCTTGATATAAACAGGTTTGCTAAAGGTTTCTTCACCAATGAGGAAGCTACAAGTGATGTAAGTGTAGATGCCAATGCTAATGTAGAGTCTAAAGATGTGATTGCTTATAGCTTCGAGGCTTTTAAGGCTCTTAGTAGATTGAACAACTATTACCTGCTTTGGAAGAAACTGTACGAAACAGTAGGTAGAGAACAAGCAGAGTATATACTTGAAAAGCAATTTACAGGTGCTATCTATATCAACGACTTCTCTGGTGATTTTGGTAAGCCTTATTGCTTCAATTACAGTACCTTTGACATAGCTCTTGAAGGACTTCCAATGGTACAGAAGATTACTTCACTTCCACCAAAGTATCTGTATTCCTTCAAGTCACAGCTTGAACAGTTTGTAGTCCAGGCTTCCAATTCTACCTTGGGAGCTACAGGCTTTGCTGACTTGTTCATTGTCATGGCCTACTATGTGGATAAGGCTCTTGATGAACTCCGTGATGGTCACTTCAATTTCCAGAGTGAAGGAGATGTATGGGTATATGTACGAGAGACTCTTGTAAGTTTTATCTATACAATCAATCAACCTATGCGGGGTAATCAAAGTCCTTTCACGAATGTCTCTGTTATGGACAGGTACTTCCTGGAAGAGCTGCTTCCAAGTTACACGTTCCCTGATGGGCATACTCCGAACATTGAAACAGTGCTCAAGCTTCAGCTGTGTTTTTTGTGGACGATGAACCAGGAGCTGAAAAGAACCCCTGTGACCTTCCCTGTAACCACTGCATGTTTTTCTGTAGACGAGGTCGGGGAAATAAGAGATCACGCTTTTCTAAGGGATGTGGCTCATCACAATATGGATTTTGGTTTTATCAATATTTATATGGGAAAGACCAGTACACTCAGTTCATGTTGTCGTCTGCGTTCTGACACCAAGAACGAGTATTTCAATTCCTTTGGTGCAGGATCTACAAAGATTGGATCACTTGGCGTGGTTACTCTCAACCTCCCTCTTCTTGCACGATCATCTGCAAACGCTCAGCACTTCCTTACCCTTGTGTGTGCTCATGTTCGTTATGCTGCTCAGGTGAACAATGCTAAGAGGAGCTTCATACAGGATCGTATCAATGAAGGCGCAATGCCTCTCTATTCTTTGGGCTTTATGGACCTCAAGAAACAGTACTCCACTTGTGGAGTCAACGGACTGTATGAAGCTCTTTCTATACTTGGTTTTGATATACTCTCTCCTGAAGGGCTTGAATTTGCATTACAGGTGATTGAAGCCATTAACAGCGTCAATGAAGAGTGCACCTCAGTTTATAGTTACCCCCACAATTGTGAGCAGACTCCCTCAGAGACAAGTGCAATCAAGCTAGCCTCCAAAGACACTTTCTTTGGCTGTAACCCTGAAGGGTATCCTTTATACTCCAACCAGTTCCTACCTTTGACGCATGAAGCTACATTGATGGACCGCATAGACCTTCAAGGACAGCTTGATAAACACTTTTCAGGTGGTGCTATTTGTCATGTAACCACTGGTGAAAGGTTCACTAGTGAACTTATGATGCGGAATTTGATCCGGCATTGTGCTTCAAAGGGTGTTGTCTATTGGGCTGTGAACTATACGTTACATCGGTGTGTCAATGGGCACATGAGTGTAGGAGATAAGCTTACAGTATGTCCACTGTGTGGTGAGCCTATTGCAGATACTTTCACAAGAGTAGTAGGTTTCCTGACCAATACAAAAAATTGGCACAAGGTGCGTAGGGAAGAAGACTTTCCAAAGAGAGTTCAATATTACACGGAGTGATAAACAATGAGAATATCTATCAATGTGTTTGATCCTCAGTTTTCTTTGGAACATGAAGCTCTTGAAGTGTATCTTGCAGGGTGTAGGCAGCACTGCCCCGGCTGTCACAATCCTGAAACGTGGGACTTTGAAGCTGGTAAACCCTATAATGCAAAGTGGCTTCACCGTGTAAGAACTCTGGTAAAGAACAATCCAAGGATTGTACATAACCTGTGGGTACTTGGTGGTGAACCTCTTGACCAGAATCACGAGGATCTTTGTAATCTATTGAAACTACTCAGTAGCTTTGGTGTTCCTTTGTGGCTCTTTACAAGCTATGAACTTTCTCAAATACCTTGTTATATTAAGTCTTGTTGTAGTTACATTAAGACCGGCAAGTATCTCAAGGACTTCCCTACCTCTCCTAACTACCGAGAGTTTGGAGTCCACCTTGCTACAACCAACCAGCACATTCATAAAAAGGGAGAACATTATGTTTGATCCTCAGCAGTTTAGAGGACTTGTAATAGATGTACTCAAAGAACTTGGCCTAGAGATACCTTACTCTGATGTAGCCGTTGAACTCCTCATGCTTACAGCAGCTCACGAGTCTCTGATGGGCACTTATCTCAGACAGGTGAAAGGACCGGCACGTGGAGTGTTCCAAATGGAGCCTGCTACAGAACAGGACATTTACGACAACTATCTGGCTTTTAAGCCTAACCTTGCTCACTTGGTGCTTGGCTTTCGGATGCAGCAGACAGACATTCCTGATCTTGAAAGTAACTTAGCCTATCAGATAGCTATGGCGAGAGTGCATTACTACAGGGTGCCCGAACCTCTGCCCAAGTCTTCAGATCCTGTGAAGCTGGCTGAGTATTGGAAGAAGTATTACAATACTCATAAAGGTAAGGGTAAGGTTGAGGACGCTGTGAAGCATTACAAAGCGATCCTTTAAGGCTTTGTGAGGGAGGGTAGATTATAGTCTACTCTCCCTTCTTTTTGAGGGTTAGTTATTGAGGTGAGAAACGGGATGAACCTATCTTTATACAGTTATGATCTTATAGAATCCTTAGATAAACAGTATCCAGAGAAGTGTCCTGATATTTTAGACACTGAGAGGATGATTTGGATGTATGCAGGTAAGAGAGAACTTATCCGCACTCTCTGTAATTTGAGGAAGAAGGACGAGTTGAATAAATACAAACAACCAACAGTATCATAGGAGGTAGTAATATGTCAGGTGGTAGTGCTCCAGATGTCAAAGTACCTGAGCCAAAGCCAGTACCGGAAGAGCCAGATATTCTCTTTGGTGAGGAGGAGGAGGAGGCAAAGAAGAAAAAGAAACGAGCGCAGGGAACCAGGAGTCTTCAGGTTCCGCTTACTACAGCTACAGGTGGTAGTGGCCTAGGCATCCCTAGCTAATGAGGAGTATTTAGATGGACAATAGCTCAACAATAAAAAGCAGGTATGACAAACTTGATACCAATAGGTTTGCACTTGTTGAACGTGCAAGAGAGTGTGCTGAACTGACTGTACCCTCTCTCATGCCTCCTGAAGGTTATACAGAAGCTGACGAGCTTTCTACACCGCATCAAAGTCTAGGTGCTCGGGCTATCAATAATCTGGCTTCCAAGCTCTTACTGACTATTCTTCCACCTAATTCTGCTTTTTTCAGGCTCAAGCTCTCTATGGATAAGCAGACTCAAGCTGAACTGGAAGCAAGAGATCCACAGTATAAAGAAAAGATGGATACGTTCTTGGCTGAAATGGAGCGGGCTATTGTGGACTTCATGGAATCTAAGTGTCTTCGAGTATCTTTGTGGAAAGCTTTAAGACTTCTGGTGGTAACTGGCAACGCTCTACTTTATTTCCCTGAAGACTCTGACAGACTCAAGGTGTACCCTATAGACAGATATGTAGTCCTTCGAGATGGTGTAGGACGTGTCCTTGAAATCATCTCTAAAGAAGAAGTGCACCCTTCTACACTTTCAGATGAACTGCGACAGCTCATTGAACATGAGAACATGACTACGACTTCCTTTACCACACAAAAGGACGAGAATGTAGAGATATATACAAAAGTCCGTAGAGTGGATGAAGATACCTTTGAAGCAGATCAAGAGGTCCAGGGCAAGCTTCTCTCAGAACTGACAGGCAAGAAACCCAAACGGTACAAACAAGAAGAATTGAGATGGATACCTCTCAGATGGACTCAAGCTGACTCAGACCATTATGGCCGTGGGCATGTTGAAGAGTACCTTGGAGACTTCTACTCATTGGAAGGACTCTCACAGAACCTTCTTGAATCTACAGCTATCACTTCACTGCTTATCTGGATGGTCAACCCGAACGGCGTGACTGATACACAGGATCTTGAGAAGGCTGACAACGGTTCTTTTATATCTGGAAATCGTGCTGATGTAGAGGCTCTACAGTCTGACAAGTCTCAGGATCTTTCAGTAGCAATTCAGTTTGTCCAGGGTATCGAGTCACGTCTTGAACAGGCTTTCCTGCTTCATTCCAGTGTTCAACGTCATGCTGAGCGTGTTACCGCAGAAGAGATACGGTACATGGCTCAGGAACTTGAAGACGCCTTGGGAGGTATTTACTCGGTCATGGCTACCGAACTTCAGCTTCCTTTAGTCAAGCTGGTCATGTCTATCCTCAGAAAGAAAAAGAAGCTCCCTAAGTTTGGAGAAGAGGAATTGAAACCTGTGATCACTACAGGTCTTGAAGCTCTTTCAAGAGGGCATGACCTCAACAAGATGATGCAGCTCTTGGAAGTGGCTACGAAGCTTGGTGAAGGTGGCCTGTCTTCTTTCAACACTACAGGCTTCCTGCAAAGAGCGAGTGCCAACCTTGGGCTGGACTCTCACGGTATCCTGAAAACTCAGGAACAACTAGCCCAGGAACAACAGCAGGCTCAGCAGATGCAAATGGCTCAGCAGGTCATGCCTCAGGTGACTGAACAGGTTATGGCTCAACAACAGCAACAAGCAACGGGTGAATAGTTATGCCACATGAAGAAGTGAATGTATCGATGGTTCAAGATAGTGAGGCTTCTCCTGAAGCTATTGCACAGCATGAAGAAGAGATGATTGCTAAGGTGGATGGTGAACCTCAGCAGCAGGAGGAGGAAGAAGAGTCCACTAGTGAACCTTCTACCAATGATAAAGAGGGTGACTTAGGTGTCTCAGAAGACAAGGATACAAAGGAAGAGGAGGAAGAAGAACATTCAAAAAATGAAGAAGAAGAAAAGGAGGGAGATGAAACACCTGAAAAGCCCACAGAAGTCTTCACTGAAACGGAGTGGAAAGACTATGTGGCAGAGTTTCAAGAGAGCGGTGAACTCTCTGAAGACAGTATTCAAAAGATTGTGGCGAAAGGTTTGCCGGAAGGTCTGGTTCGGGATTACCTGGCTGGCCTCCAAGCTCAGCAGACCATTCATACTCAGCAGGTAGAGAAAACTACACAAGAAATTTTCGACATGACGGGAGGGCAGGAGAGTTATCAGGCTATGCAGGAATGGGCCAAGGAGACTTTGACTGCTGAGGAGAAGCAAACTTTTAATGACGCTGTGTATTCCGGTAATCCTGCCTTGGCTAAGCTAGCTGTGCAGGGCCTTCATTCACGTTTTATCCAGTCTTCTCCAGGGGCGAGAGAGATTAACCTCTTGTCAGGGACAGGGGAAGGCAATGTAGGAAACGCTCAAGGAGCTTACAACTCCTGGGCAGAGGTTCGTAAGGATATGGGCAGACCGGAATACAAGAAAGATCCGGCTTTTCAGGCACAGGTTCGAGCAAAGCTTGCTCGTTCCTCACGCCTTTAATCATTCACTAGTCTATTCACAACGACAACAACAACTTTAACAAAGGAGAATTATGTCCAACGCTGCACCTACTCGTATTGGTTCCATCAATCAGGATACCGGAACTCTCACCAAAGATCGTGCTCTTATGCTCAAGGTGTTTGCCGGGGAAGTAATGACCGCTTTCGAGCAGTCCACTACTATTCTTGACAAGCACTACGTTCGTACAATTCAGTCGGGTAAGTCCGCGCAGTTCCCCTTGATGGGACGTATGCCGGATGGTGAATACCATACTCCCGGTACAGAGATTACCGGACAGGTAGCCAACCATGCTGAACAGGTTATCAACATCGACGGCCTTCTGATCTCACATGTATTCATCGCTGACCTGGACGATGCCATGAACCATTATGACGTTCGTTCCCGCTATGCTCAGCAGATGGGTGAACGTCTGGCCGTCACCTTTGATCAGAACGTGTATCGTGAGCTGATGCTTGCTGCTCGTGCCACCTCTCCGGTTGATGGTGGTGATGATGGTCTGGTCATTACTGATGCCGACCTGGGCTCTGCTACTGACGATACCCGCTTCAAAGCCTGGGTAGATGTTATCTATCAGGTGGCCGAGAATTTTGACAACAAATGGGTTCCCAAGGATCAGCGTTATCTGGCCTTGAAGCCTGCTGATTATTACTTCCTGATCCGTCAGATGAGTGCCAATGGGTTCTCTCTGATTGACAAGGACATTGATGGTAAAGGCTCCATCTCTGAAGGTACCCTGCCTCGTGTGGCGGGAGTTACCATTATCCCTACTCCCAACCTGCCTTTTGCTGACGGGTCTTCGCTGACCTTCCACGCAGTCAATGCCGCTACCACCAAAGCGGTGTCCTGGTATCCTGACGCTGTGGGTACAGTAAAGCTCATGGATCTGTCGCTTCAGTCTGAGTGGGATATTCGCCGTCAGGGTACCCTCATGGTTGCTCGTTACGCTATGGGTCATGGTGCCCTTCGTCCTGAGTGCGCAGTCGAAATTCGTACAGCTGCTCCCACTCCCTAATCACATAACAATTTAGCCAAGGGCACAGGGATATTATATCCTTGTGTCCTTTTTCTTTTTAGCAGAGGAGGCTAATGGATGGGTGAACTTGTAAGAATGAGTGAGCTTGAAGCTGTCAACAGCATGTTAGCAGCAATCGGTGAACTCCCTATAACAACACTGGAAGAGGCCGAAGTAGTTACAATGGCTTCAACAGCACTTCTCTTGCTTCAACAAGAGTCAAGAAATGTGCAGTCTTTAGGATTAAATTGTAATCGTGAATATAACTTTCTTCTCACTAGAGAGGAAGGGGATAAGATACCTGTACCCGCAAACACTCTTAACATAGATCCGATAGACCCTAATGAAGATTATGTAATTAGGGGAACATTTCTTTATGATAAGGGGAGGCACACTTACTTATTTTATAAAGATGTAGAGGTAGAAATCATTTTATTTCTTCCCTTTGATGATCTTCCGAACCATGTTCAGGTTTATATTATAGCTTTAGCACAGAAGACTTTTCAGAAAAACTATGTAGGGTCGGACACACTGGATAAAATGGCAAGAGAGACGGTATTCAGAGCACAGACACTTTTCAATAAAATGGAAGAAAGGAATAAAGACGCTACAATGTTAGCTTGTCCCGCTGTTGCTCGTACTCTTTGCAATCGGAGAAGGTGGAGGTAAAGTTATGGGTCTGATAACAAAATCTATTCCTGGGTTCTATAATGGAGTGTCACAACAGCCTCCAAGTCTGCGACTTGAAACGCAGCTTGATGAACAAGTAAATATGGTTTGTTCCCTTGTAGATGGTGCATATAAAAGACCAGGAACACAGTTTATAGCAAATGCACTAGCCCCTAATTGTGCCTTTAACACTGCCTTACATTGTGTGCACACTATTTCCAGAGATGATACAGAACATTATTTTGTTCTTATCACAGATGATACTGTACAGCCTATTACTATTTATACGCTACAAGGCGTGAAGTGCGAGGTACGTTATGGGACATTAGATGCCTCTTTAGCTTTCACTTCTGATGATACTGTAAAATCTTATCTCACTTCTGGTGTGTCAGAAAGAAAGGCAGCAAAACGGTTCGGGATATGTACAGTAGCTGACTATACCTTTATTACTAATAACACAGTTATACCTCAGTGGGATACTGCTACGGTAGAGGGAAGCCTTGTCAAAACTGTACAGACATTTAATGAGCTTCCTACACTGAATGGAGATGAAAAATATGGAACCCCTGTTGTCGATGGTATCTACAAAGTACAGGGAGATGAAAAGAAACATTATATAGGTTATTATCTTAAATATCATAGTGATAACGTGTATAGAGAGACAATTAAGCCGGGGAGTAAGTATAAACTCAACTCATCTACAATGCCTCACAGACTTGTGCGTACAGGTGTTAATCAGTTTACCTTCGCTCCTTGCCTTTGGGACGATATGGCTGTTGGGGATAATACAGTATGTGTTCCTCCCTCTTTTATTGGCAAACCTATAAAAAATGTTTTCTACTATAAAACACGTCTTGGTTTTCTTACCGCACAGTCAGCAGTTTTTTCCCGTTTTTCATCTTTTTTTAATTTCTTCCCGGAGACAGCACTTGAAGTGCTTGACACTGATCCTATAGACATCAGTACAGGCTCTACTAATAAAGTGTGCGATCTTATCAATGTAGCGACAATGGCCTCTTCTTTGATACTCTTTTCAAAGAATGAACAGTTTATGCTGACTACTGATGGTCAACCTCTTACACCTGAAACAGCAACACTTACAGCCACAACAGCCTATGAAGTACCAGACGTGTTCAGTCCTATACTTATGGGAAACAATGTTTATTTTCCTACGCCAAAGTCAAATTACATTTCTATGATGGAGTATTTTGTAAATGAAGATACTCTAGCTACAGAGGCAGCAGATGTTACAGCCCATTGTCCTAACTATATACCTAACGGGAATTTGTTAATGACTTCTTGCCTCGTTGCAGACACGCTTTTTATCAAGTCTTCAAAAGACCCTCATTCTATTTATACCTATAAGTATTATTGGAATGGGAATGAAAAGGTACAAAGTGCTTGGGGTAAGTGGAGTTTTGAGGATGAGCCTATAGCAATTATCAACATTGAGTCTTCATTGTACTTCCTTTTTAGAACAGAAGGAGGTCAATGGTACACAGCTTTTATGGAGCTGGATGATTCTTCTTCAGACATATCTAACAGTAAGGTTCTCCTTGATAAAAGAACTATCATAGAGGGGGTGTATGATACTGAAAATGAGTATACCGTTTATAGTAGCCCATATTCTCTTGGAGAAAAGAGTACACTAGTGAACTCTTTGAACAGGATGGAGATAGCCGAAGCTGAGTATACGGGTAATGAGTGGCGTATTCCGGGGGATGTTTCGTCAATTCCTATGGTTCTTGGTAATTCTTATACAGCTTTCTTTACTTTGAGTAAGTTCTATCTCAAGACTGGGGAGGGGTCATCCGTAACCGATGCAAAGTATCAGATACGTTCTTTAGTACTGGCTTTCACTAATACAGGGATGTTTAACGTAGAAATAATCTCTGAAGGATACCCTCGTCCTCTTGTACACACATATTCAGGTGTACCTATTGGCTCAGCTATTCTTGATCAGGTTTCTCTTGTATCTTCTGAAAAGAGATTCATGGTTATGGCAAACAATCAAAAGGTTAAGATCACTATACAGTGTCCTTCCTATCTTCCCGCAGCCTTTCAGTCCGGGAGTATGGAGGTATTCTTTCATTCAAGGGGGCAGATACGGTAACTTCTCGCTTTTTATATACTGAGGTGGATAAGGATAAGGATCAGGAGGCCATTCTTAACATGGCCCTTGCAGAGCGTGATGTTAATACCTTGTTTGGTATGTTTGGAGATTATGGCAAAGAAGGAAGGATCATTCGTACCTTGGCTAATAGTCTCTGGACTACGAAGGTTACAAAGAAGGGAGAAGATACAATCCATGCTCTGTATGGGCTTGCTCCTCACTATAGGAATGTTGGTGTTCCTTGGGTGTTGTGTTCTGAAGAGGCTTCCAAGTATCCTTTGGAGTTTGGTAGATATACTAAGAAGATGGTAAACAAGATGCTCCTCTCTCGTCCTGTATTAGTGAATTGGTGTTTACCGGAGTCTTTTAGATTTGTGGAATGGCTAGGGTTCAAGGTGACAAAGCTTGTGCATACAAGCAGGTATGATCCCAAGCTTGTCTACCGTTTTGTATATAAAAAAGGGAAAGAGTGAGGATAACTTATGGGTATATTTGCTGTAGTCTCTGCTATAATAGCAGCTGTTACTGCTGCTGCTTCAACAGCTATGCAGATAAGTGTAGCTAATAAACAAGCCAAGGCGCAAGCTGATGCTGCCGAAGCTAATTTAGAACAGCAGCTCAAACAAGAACAAGAGAACCAGAGACAGGTCAACAAAAAGTCTCAGGCAGAGAAAACGGAGAGACAGCGACAAGCTCTCAGAGAGCAGGCCATGGTCCGGGTCTCTGCTGGTGAAGCTGGTATCTATGGCTCTGTGACTTCTATGAGAAGTGAGATAGATGCTTGGCAGAACTATGGGTATGATGCTTCTTTACTTGAACAGAACCGAGAGAACAGTATTCAGCAGTCTGAGTATATGATGGATGCCTACACTACCCAGGCTGAAGGGGTAGGTAAGCAAGCTGCTGCATCTTACACAGGTACTGGTATGGCCCTTGGAAGTATAGCACTTGCAGGGGCAGGTGGGGGAGCTTCTGGGTATGCTGCTGGATCTTCTGTTAAATCATCCAAACTAGGGGTGGACTAATGCCAGTGAAACCATTCAAACGTAAACCGATAGATGAAAGAGATACCTTTCGTTACAGTACACCTAACCTCAAAGAAGTCGCTCACCCTGTAAGCACTTATGTGACTCCTAAAGCTTCTGCTCAGACAGAACGACTTGCCCGGCTTATTGGCTCTTCCAGTACACCTATTATTCAAGGTCTCAGTGCCTATGACAATGCTCAGTTTGATAAAGGTGTGCAAGATGCTGAGATGGGAAAGGAAGGGGAAGCAGGCTTTGATCCTTTTGGCTCCTACATGAAAGGGTATGAGCTTCAAAAAGGTAAAGCAGCAGGGACTGAATATGCTCTCAAGGCTCAAGAGATTGTAAATAACAGTCAAGACCTCACTCCTGGGGAGCTTCGAGAAAAGCTGGAAGGACTTCATGCTGACTACATTACAGATAGCTCGGAAGCCTTTCAGTTAGGCTTTGGACCTATCGCTAAAAATGCCAGGACTTCTCTCTATGAGAAGCATGGAGCTATGGTCCAGAAACAGGTGGAAGATACCTATAAGGCTAATATAGGCCGAGGTGTTGTAGGAGACGCTTCTGTGGTGTGGGCTCAGTATAAAGATGATCCTGAACAGTATGCTAAGAAGATGCGTAAGATCCTTGATTACACAAATGCCAACACTGAAGGGAAGCATACCTTCACCTCTAAAGAACTCCTGGCCTTGGAGATCAAAGCTCTCGGAGAGAAGGCTGTGGACTCTAAGAATCCTGAGCTTCTTCAAGCCTTCTTCTATATGAATGACAAAGGAGAGAGTCTTGTAGATGATCCTGACCTTCGAGCACAGGCTTCTGTGTATCTACGCAAGGCTCAAGCAGAGAGGAAGGACCAGGACATTAACGCTGCCTATGATGCTATAACGGCTCGTAACAGGATGGGAGATGGTACAATCAACCTGAGTAATGCTATTCAGGACGTGATGAACCTCGATGTACAAAAGGAGCTAGGCATTACAGGTAAGGAAGCTCTTAGTTTGCGGAGTCAGTTTCAGGCTGCTCTCAATGTTGAACGGGCTGAGATCATTAGACATAAGGAAGCTCTCTTTACAGATGTAGCTGACAAGGCATACAACTTTGCTATAGAGGGCCATATCTCTGAAGCTATCTCTTTCATTCGTGGTTCCAGCTCTATTGACGGTGCTCAGAAGTATAAGCTTATCAATGCAGTGTCGGGTAGTGAAGTATCCGATCCTTTAGCACTTAATAGGCTCAGGCAGGGTATTATGGAAGGGAAGATACAGACCTTTGAAGGTATTGCCAGCACAGAAGGAGTATCTTTCAGCGATATTATGAATGCTCGTGTACTTCTTCAAGAAGTTAAGAAACCTGAAAAAGAGTTTGTCACGGCTCAGCTTCAGAAGCTTCCAAAACTTTTCAATGTTCCTAAAGGCTTTGATACAATCAGTGTGGTTGAAGAGGCCAAGCTCAAAGCTTTTAATTCTATCCAGGAGGATTTGAAAAGGTGGGAGAAAGCGGGAGAGAATGTACAAGAAAAACTCACGATGGAGTATCTTAAGCAGCGTGTAGAGCAATATACACCTACCATGGAAGATTTGGTACGTGCTCAAAGAGAGGCTTTCAATCCTTCTAAAAAAGAAGAGACCAGGGAAGAGGACATAAGGGAGACTTTATTTAAGAAGCATACGCCTGAGTTCTCTGCTTTTGTTTATGATTATTTCAACGCTGGTAATGCTCTTCCTGGGGCTAAACCGCTCAAATATATCTCATGGGAAAGGGTACAGACATTTCTTGAAAACCGGAAAGTGAGGCCATGGTTGAAGAAGAAGTTCCTGGCTTCTAAAAAATAAGAAAGAGAGGACTATTGTTTATGGATACTGAAATGTCCAACACTCTTCAAGAAGCTGGTATGGTTCCTTCTCAGCATCAGCCAAACACACATGAGGAGGAGCCTGACTTCAGCTTTACGGATGCTTTCTTTGAAGAGAATGCTGAGGTAGCAGAAGAAGAAGAGTTCACTAGTGAACCTTTTGAAGATGGAGAAGAAGAAGAGGAGCCTGACTTCAGCTTTACGGATGACTTCTTCAAAGATGAACCAAATGTCTTAGAAAAGGCTCAGATGCACTTGGAGAATCCAGATAGAGAGTTGGGTAAAGAACTCTCTCTACTTGATAGTGTACAAGAGATGTGGGACCAAACTGTAGAGTACCTTAAAAATGAGGTACAGACTGGATGGGAGCAGTCTGTGCCTGGGATGATGTATCGTGGGGCAGCTCCTGATGTACCTTATGAAGAGGGCACATGGTATAAACACATACCTGCTGGTATCATTACAGGAACTCTGGATCTTCCTTACTTCCTGGGAGGAAGTGCTGTAGGGGCAGCTACTTCTGGTGGCAACCCTTTAGCAATGGGTGCTGGTGCTTTTGCAGCTCCTGGTATAATGCGTAAAGCCTATATGGACTACCTGGAAAAGGGTGAGGTCAAGGATGCTACTGACTTTGCTTACAGGGTAGGTGGAGCACTTAAGGCAGGGGCAGAAGAAGGGTTGGTTGGAGCATTGACTGTAGGCTCTGGAGGTATGGCTGGACCTGTGTGGAAGCCTGCTGCCGAGCTTACAGCCATGACCCTGGCCTCTTCTTTGGCACACCAAAAGATGCCTACATTACAGGACTTTGGAGCTAATGCAGCTATCATCACTGGTCTTCACTTCTCGCATCCTGCTACTCTAGTTCAAGCCGGTGCCAAAGGTAAGCAGAAGGCAGGAGCCTACATGAAGACTAAGGGGCAGAAGAGAGTGCAGAAGCGTGTGGAAGAGAACCTTAAAAAGCTTTATAGAGAAACTGGGGTGCATCCTGAGAAGGTGATTGAAGCTATGGCAGAAGATCCTGGCATTGCTTATGACCTGATGACCAGGAAGAACAAGATCCCTAGAGCATACAAGGATCTCAAAGCACATGAGTTCAAACCAGAGGATGTAACCAACCTGGAGACAGCCGTAAACAAAGGGCTACTGGATGGTACTGAAATCTGGAAGTACACCAGGAAAGTCTTTGATGAGCTTCATAGAGATGGGAAAGACCATAGATCCTTTATAGCACAGGCCAAGCATGAGATCGGCAAGAAGGTTATTGAACAGTTAGGGACAGAGGACTTTCAAAAGATTGCTGATTACTACGTTGAAAAGTATAAGCTTCCTGTGCCTATCAAGGTTACTGAACAGCTCATCCCTGCTGAAAATGGTGGAATAACTCTAGGCTCTACCTTTGTTCCTGATGGTGTGTCACCTAAATCAATGGCTAAGAGAGGGCTCAGTGATGCTGTAGAACCTGCTTCTATCACAATCAATACCCTTACTGCTAAAAAGTATGGCATTGAAGGGGCTGTAGCAACTCTACGCCATGAGATCGAACACCTTTTAGACTTCCACAAAGGCTTCCAAGGGACACAGAGTGCAGAATGGAAGACCATGGATGATCCTGGTTTACAGCAGTCCAAAACGCCTGCTGACCTTATACGTACAGCTACTGATGACACCGTAGGTAGGCATCACAAAGTGTATGATAATTTTGAACTTGATTATCTACACCGTGCCATGGTTCGGGATGCTCTTGAACGTGGGGAGAAGGTACCTAAAGAGGTGCTGTACGATTACCCGGACATTCAAGAGTACACCAAAGTCAAAGCGGAACAGAAGATTGTCTTTGAACCAGGGGTAGATGACAAGGCCCCTGTGAATTACAAAGACTTTTCCAAGAAGGCTATGGATACCTTTTATGAGTGGGCTATAGATGACCTCAATCCTTTGAAGGTTATGGAAGCTTCTCTGTATGGTTCAAAAGCAGCTCTCGATAAAGAAGCCAGTAAGAGTGTGTATAAAGCAGCCAGACTTATGAAAGGTGTGGTAGGGAAGGCCAAGCAGTATTTTGAATTGGGGGGCTACGATAGGGTTACTCTCAAGAATAACAGTAAGGCTTTCAAAGAGATACTCGATCAGATCAAACCGGAAGAACACCACGATTTTGTCAAGTGGTTGGTGATGCAAAGAGCTGTGGAACTGGAAAGTTTAGGAAAGGTTTCCGGTCTTGAAAACGTGGCTGACAAACATAGTATCGTAGCCGAAGGTAAGGCCAGGGGTTTTGAAAAGGTATTCAAGGATTTGAAAGATTACCAGAACTCTCTGCTCAGGCAGCTTGTAGATGCTGAGATAATCTCCGAAGAAGCCTATCAAAGCATGACTACCCTGCATCGCCACTATGTTCCCTTCTTTAGGGAGGTAGCTAAACTGGCACACCTGAAGGGGCACAGCTCTGCTAGCATGGAAGTAGGCACTGTGCTTTTCAAGTATGAGGGAAGTAGTAAGCCTGTGGTCAACCCGCTGTACTCTATCATTGAGAATACCTTCAATATCCTCAGAGCAGCAGAGAATAACAATGTTTTGCTAACTCTGGTGCGAGAAGTAGGAAAGGTGGATAAGGAGGGTAGGTATGTTCAAAAACTAGAGACGCCTATCAAGCTTGAACGGGATGGAGCACCAAAGGAAGGAGAGAGTGCCAAAGGTTTTGTCATTCGACTTGATGGAGGAGAAGGCAAAGACTTCTATGGAGTTATTGAATCTGACAGACCCTTGATGAAGGGGATCAATAAAGGGAAGTACAAGGTCAAGGTCAAAGGAGAGACAGCTTCCCGATATGTAAGTAAAGAGGCTATCAAGAAGTGGGAAGGAAAGAAGAAGAAGGGGACACCTGTACTAAGCTCCAGCAAAGTCAAGAATGAGACCATGATTGACGATGTAGAGCGTCTGGCTGAAAGACTGAACAAGAGTATTGAAGATCTGACACCCAAGGACTTTGTAGATGGGTTCACTACGCTTACTGTATATGAGCATGGGAAAGCTGTTAATTATCGTATCAGTGAAGACATAGCCATGACTATGAAGAATATGGATGTCAAGGTAGGTAAACTTCTTAAAATGTTCTCTGGCCCTGCAAAGCTCCTTCGTGCAGGGGCTATCCTCAACCCTGACTTCCCTATATCCAATATGTTCAAGGATCAACATGATGCCTTTATTCAGTCTAAACATGGTTATATTCCCTATATTGATATGGTTAGGGGCTTGTTTATTAGAGGTAAGAAAGGGGAGTTATATCAAAAATGGCTTAAATCCGGGGGATATAATGCAGTCCTTGTAGCTATGGATAAACCCTACCTTGGAAGAAGAATGTATCACGAGTTGCAGAGCTTGCCTATACACAACAAGTGTGACTTCTCCAAGAACCCTTTACACTACCTTCGAGCTATGTCTGAATTGTCCGAAGAGGGTACACGTTTGGGATTGTTCAATAAGGCTCTGAAAAAGAAAGGTGTGGATGTGTATGATGCTGCTTACGAGTCCAGAGACACTACTATTGATTTCAGTAAAGCTGGCCTCTATGGGCGTAAATATAATGTCATCACAGCCTTCTTCAACGTAGCTATGCAGGGTAATGCCAAGCTTTTTGAAAGTCTCAGGCATCATCCTGTGAGAACCTTACGCAGAGCCTTCTTGTCAGTGACGGTTCCAAGTATAGTCAATGCCATTATGAACTATAATGATCCTGAGTACCATAATATACCTCGTTGGCAAAGGGATCTGTTCTGGATTGTAAAGGTTAATGGTGTGTACATGCGCTACCCCAAGCCTTTTGTGTATGGTGCTTTGTTTGGAACCATCCCGGAACGGATGGTTGAATTATATTTGGACTCAGTGAAAGACCAGGACCACAACGCTCTTGAAAACCTTATAGAGTCTGTAATGGATGCGTTTGAACCTCCTATAACTCCTTCAGTTTATGCCCCTTTCAAAGACTTTGGAGAAAATGAGGATGCCTTTACAGGACAGCCTCTGATTCCTCATGACTTGGAAGGAATATTACCTGAGCTTCAATACACTCAGTCCACAGGGCCAACAGCACGGCTCATTTCCCAGGCTATACAACATGTACCTGGATTGAGTGGACATGAGTGGTCTTCTCCGATTCATGTAAGACACTTGATTGAGAAGTGGGTAGCAGGGTCAGGAAGATATGCTTTGAGTATAACTGACGCTCTTCTTAAAAAGGCAGGGGTACAGCTCGATGACTTCCCGATAGATGCGCCTTCTAAGAAGTGGTATGAGTCCATGCCTATCCTTCGAGCGTTCATTGTGCGGGATAACACAAGTGCCTCTGCTCATGTTCATCGGTTCTTTGATAACTATGAGAAGTACAAGAAGATCGGTAAGTCTATAGATGTTGAAACTGATCGTCTGAACTACTCACATGTTATGGATCTTATGGGAGAATCTGACTTCAACACTCTGCAAGGCTCCTATGATGCTCTTTTGAATATGTTCAAAATGATCCGAACGGTAGAAAGTTTGCCTACCTTGGATGGATATGATGCTCAGGAGATGAGTGATTGGAAAAGGCAGCAGATTGAAGACCTGTATAAGAGTGCTTCGCTCATTGCTGAAGAGGGTAATAAGCTGATGAAAAAGGTAGAAGAGGATATGGAAACTCGAAAGGATGATTGGGAGTTGTTGAAAAAGCAAATAGTTCACTAGTGAACTTTTTTACCTTTAACTAAAAGAAGGCACTTTCTCGATATAAGTACGAGGGAGTGCCTTTTTATTTAACCTAAAAGGAGTAATTAAGTGGCTTTATCGAGAAAGCTGTACATAGGGGACGGAGTGACCTCTTATTTCACGATTCCTTTCGATTATCTAAATAAAGACCATGTGAAGGTATATGTTGAAGAGCATTTAGTAGTCCCTGAAAACATTGATACCGGTGTTGTTTATTTAAGTACGCCTCCTGCTTCTGGTGAAGTAGTACGCATAGAAAGAGAAACACCGAGCGACCAACGGGAAGTAGTCTTTAGTAATACTTCCCTCCTCAATAAAGGGTCTTTGGACGTAGCGTTTCTTCAAATATACTTCCTTGTGCAGGAAGCCTATGACCAAGTGAGTGACACAATCCAGAAAGACTATAAAGGAGAATGGAATGCACTAGGTACAAGGATTACTAACATTGGATACCCTCAAGAGGATACAGATGCTATAACAAAAAGGTACCTGCTTGAAATATATCTACCTCTTATGCAGTCTTATCTACAGGCGCAAGCTGATGGTGTAGCTGCCGAAGCTGCCAGGATTGCACAAGAGCTTGTAGATCAGTTCCAACGCCTCAGTGTGGTGATGCACCCTCTTCCCACCGGTGAAATTGGATATGGGACTTATGATGATGCCACAGGTGTACTGAGTGTCTACATTCCAGCCGGACCGCTTGGACCGATGGGGCCTGAAGGACCGATGGGTGTGCGTGGTGAACAGGGTATACAAGGACCGCAAGGACCTCCTGGCCCCCAGGGTATTCAGGGTATGCAAGGACCGGAAGGGTCTGATGGCCCTCGTGGACCACAAGGTGTCATGGGACCACAAGGACCTGTGGGAGAACGTGGGCCTAAAGGAGAACAAGGACCAGTAGGACCGATGGGACCACAAGGCTTGATTGGCCCCCAAGGACCACAGGGTGACCAAGGTGACCCCGGCCCTCTTGGAGCGCAGGGACCGAAGGGACCAATCGGTGACACTCCGCTCGGACTAGCCTTTGGTAACTTCAAAGTACTTGAAGATGGGTGTCTGTACATCGACTATGTGGGTACGTTGGACACGAATACGAATAACTTCTCCTTCGACGATGAAGGATATTTGGAGGTAACAGTGTAATGGCGACATTGAAAATAGGAAAGATCCGGCCTGTATCCAAAGGTGACTGGACAACCGGGACGCCTTACGAAGCCCTTGATATTGTCAAGTATCAGGGAGGGGCTTGGTTCTGTGTTAAAGATGCTCCTGCTGATTATCAGCCTTCTGGTGTTTCGGAGTACTGGGCACAGATTGCAGAGAAAGGTGACACCGGTGAGCAAGGCGCACAAGGGCCACAAGGACCCGCTGGGACCGATGGTATCAATGGTGCTGACGGTGAGGATGGCGCACAGGGGCCACAAGGCATTGAAGGACCTATAGGCCCCATGCCAACCCATGAGTGGAATGCAGAACACACCATGGTACGGTTTGAGACAGCTGAAGGTGTATGGGGTGAGTTCTCGTCTGATATGACCGGACCACAAGGACCACAAGGGCTTCAGGGGCCTCAAGGTGAACAGGGTATCCAAGGACCACAGGGTATCCAAGGTGAACAAGGACCGAAGGGTGACAAAGGTGATACCGGTGACACCGGACCTATGCCTGCGCTCTCCAGCTTAGTAAGCAGTACCAGCACCACCGTGGCCGCAAACAGTGCCGCAGTTAAGACTGCCTACGATAAAGCTGTGGCTGCTGATGCTGCTGCAACACAGGCTAATTCTGTAGCTGCTGCTGCACTTCCGGCAAGTTCTTTCACGTCTGAAAATGTGTTCAATAAGGTGCTTGATGAAGATGGTACAGGAAGTGGGCTCGATGCTGATATGCTGGACGGTAAACATGCTAGTGCGTTTGCTGCTGCTACACATACACACCCCACTT